TTTTATGCCAGAGCAAGCTCTGACATGAAGTTAGTTAATAATGACGAGCGTTAATTACTGTATCGAATCTTGTCATCTATCCGCTTGATCTGCTCTCGACCAGCGGGGCGCATCATGAAGAGGGTCAACTCCGCTCCAGGGTTCTTCGGTTCCCCGGCCTAACGCCCAGTAATCTCTGACATAAAGGAAGGCATGAGCAGTGTGTAATAACGTGTGTTTCCGTTTATTAACATGTATACTGCCCATGTCTTCTATCTTTGCCGAGGTTGAAGATACCACATTATTGACCCCCTTAGTCAACATAGTGGACTCCCGTAGCCCCCTCTTTCGAGGGGGTTCTTTTTTCTACATAGACCATTCAGCGATCTGCACTGAGTCACCGTACCTGTTCAGCACGGTTTTTCTCTCAGTAAAGATAGTGTGGCCTTCTGCACGCAGCTCACTGATACGGGCCGGTGTTTCTATGACCCCTAACGTATCCCATGCGTTTAGCCGGGTTAGCTTCTTACCGCTCTTTAGGTACGACAGTACACGTTTCTTCTGACTCATTGCCTTTCTCCCGTTGTGAAAAACTCTTCGATTGGAACGCCGAAGTAATCAGCCAGCATTCCGATCTTATCTACCGAATCAATGCGCTGTTTCCAGCGCCATACGGTTGTTCTGGGGATGTTTAGCAAAGACGCTAACGTCGTACCTGCCTCATCCCCCTCAGCCTTTAAAAGCTCACAGAGCTTGTCTGCGGCCTGTTTAGAAGGGGATATCACTGTCATCACCCTGATCAAGCACCTGACGCGCCTGCTGCATGCCCTTGTTGTGGACATCATCCTTCAGCTTTGTCGTAAGACGCATGTAGGTATTACCGTTCTTATCTTTAGCCAACCACGCATTTAGCCAGTGATCAGCGCCATTCGCATCCATGTAACTTCCCTTGTAGTCAGGATGCTTTTCATCGGTCTTTTTGTCGTTCTTAAACAGAACGCCCCGGCTGGTGTTGTCATACTCCATTGTCAATCTCTCCCAAAATTAGCTTTCTAGCTTCGTTAAACTCATTGCTTTTAAGATCGCCACGCTCTGCTGTTGTGAAGATCCCGCCTTTACTAGGTGCAATCCACAACGCCTTCTTGTCATCGTCGTCGATCTCACCCCACGCCTCTGCTACGGCCTCCCATGCCCGTAATGCGAGGTGTTCCTTGATGAAGTACACAGACGCATAATTACGCTGTAATGCTTCGTTATGAGCCATCAGCGGCCCAGTGTCGTTCTGCTGACTGATAGCATTAGCTACCTCATCAGCAGATGCATACTCAGTACCAGCCAGACCAAGCGCCGCCAATGCGCGACCTATGGCTGATGTCTCAGCATTCTCTAAGGCAGAAGTGCGATTGATCTTGCTCGCGGCCCTAACCTCTTCTGCAAAGCCTGTAGCCAACAGCCGGCCCTCTTGATTGCTAATACTCGCCTTCATAACGACTAGCGTGTCATTAGCCTCTACCAGCTCCGTACTGATGGTGAAATCAGGATGCTTCTCCCTAAACTCATTCACCCGGTACGCAACCGTTTTGTACTGCTTGCCGTGAATCGGCACGATTCCTTCAGTCATATCAAACTCCCTTTGCCATTTCTTCGTAGGCTACGTCCTCGCAACCCTGCTGTGGTGCTGCGCTCATTGCATACTCGACACGCGCAAGCTCTTCACCGGCCGCATAACCCTGTGAGAACGCATCGCTCATGCGCGGCTTAACATCCAAGTACCGACCGGAATAGCCACACTCAAAGCCGTGGCGATACTCCCTGGCTAGTACCTGCGATACCTGCTTCCAGCCGTCGCTCATTACCTGCTCATAATCGAACATTAGCAGTCACCTCCGTACAGTCGTGCGTTAGTTATGATGTCGAACTGAAACGCGAGGTTTTCCTCAACAGTAGGGCGCGCATAAGTCCACAGCGTATCCCGTAGACCGTCGATGAACGGGTCAGCCGGGCGCTCTGGAGCAAAAAGATTGATGATGAACTCATCAGTGTTGTTGGCACGCAATAGCGGCTCAGAAAGGATCTCGCCGTACTGCTTTTCTACCTCAAGGATTAGATAGCCACGGTCTTGCATATCGAACTCATCGATACGGTCAAGGTCGCCGCCTATTTGGTCATACAAATCTACTGGACAGTAGAGTGTCTCGACTTGCCTATACATAAATTGTCTCCCGTATGTGCGTCATTGCACATAGAGAATCTTACTTATGTATGGCTATTGTTGCAACTAATGGAACAGAGATTATCGCTCTGTTTGTCACAACTGTCGCATTTCACGACAGGTATGTTCTACGTGGAACTATGGGTATTCGCCGGTACGGATCATGTGGGCTACGTCTAGGGAGCGCTGGCCTACCTGCTTGGCCCACCGGGAGTCTAGGAACTCATCTGCGGCCTTTTCGTAGTCACCGATTGCCATAGCACCCATAGCATTTTGAAAGCCCATGAGGCGGGTGAGGCCCAGGTTAAAGCACAGATTAACGATAGCATCTTGGCGCACCGAATTTAGGTCAGCAAACCATGACAGGCTAATCAACTCCTGCTTACAACGCTTGATGTCGTTTTCCAGCAGATAGTCGACCTCATCATCTGACAAGCCAATCCCAGACTCTGCAATATTCCTGCCAACTCCGATAGTTTCGTAGCCGGCTGTGCATAAATAAACGTGGCTGCGGACGCCTTCGTGTATACGTAGTTGATCAGATAGCTTGCTCATTTGCTGCTCTTACTCGCGCCAAAATAAAAGCTCACCACAGAAGACACGATACCCCCGAGATAACCCAACACGAGGTTAACGACATTGAGGTCGTTGTCATCGCTAGGCTGGATAGTAACGAGAAGCACATACCCGCCAAAAAGCAATATGGACATAATGGCAATAGCTCGTGCCGTCCAATCTTCTGAGAATGATTCTCTAGCATGCTGTGTATCCTTTGTTTCTAAAGAAAATACATCAACCTCAAGCTCTTTCATCCTAACTTCAAAGTCAAGCTCAGCTTTTTTAATCTCAGCCAGTTGCTCTGGTGTAGCCGTCTGTAAAGCCTTCTCAATCTTCTGTGGCGTAGGCTCACAACCTAGTACGTTAGCCAGCATGCCGGCCGCTGCACCGCCTACAGGGCCGCCTAGCGCCGCACCAATGGTAGGAGCCAGCTCACCGACCAAGCCCTTGATTGCATCAAACTTCATCTCATCAACTCCACGACGCCGGCCGCGCCTATAATTAGTGGATAAATGGCCCAGATCATTCTCTCAATACGCGAAAAACGGTTCGCGCCACTATCAAGACGCTTCTCGATATTCTCAAGCCTACTGTCAATCATTTGACGCAACACCTTACACTCTGCCTCGTGTATCTCGATTTTTTTCAAAGCTTCTTCTGCTGTACTCATCACTGATCCGCTAATGGGTTGTCTAATGCTCTCTGGACTAACGCCTCTAACCGCTCTTCCAGCTCCTTTATATCCTGATCTTGTGACGCTCGTAACTGCTCACGCCTGGCCTCAAACCTATCCTCAGCGGTGTCAATAATTTGACGCACCTCAGTCTCAACCGTATCCATCGAGTCACGTAGCTCGCGGGTAGTGTCTCTGACCAAATCCTCTGTGCGATCAGCCTGTTGCTCTATGCGGAGTATATCATCTCGCAGGCCATTCTTGATGTCCCGGCTGTACTCCACGGCCTCAGTCACCTTTGTATCCATGACTTCCATCTGCTGCTGGTACGCACCGAGGTCTAAGTTAGCGATCTCTTCGACCTTCTGATACATAAGAAAACCGCCGTATAGCGTGCCTAAAATACTACTCAGGCCCATTACTGCGGCGATACGCGCACCCCATGACATCCCGCTGATGTGCTTCGTGGCGGCCTTTACGTGGTCGTCGATGTTCTCTATATCGTCCATTAGTTCTCAAAATCCGTCTTGCCGGCTTGTAAGCTCTGCAGGTTACGCAGCTCTGCGCGCAATCGCTGTACCTCTAAGCGCTCTTTTTCCAGTAGGAGCTGATACAGGGTATTGCAGTTAATGCGTTCCTTTGGGCCGTCTAGGGGTATCACAATGCGTGCGTAGACACCGACGTCCTTACGCTCTGGATACATAGGGTCTATGCGATCAAATGGCCCTGTGGCGTTGTTAATTATCCCAGTAACGCCTAGCTCTAAGTTCATACCGCCGCCGACGGCATTTTGACAGTCCATGTCACCCTTACGAATCTTGTCTGACTGAAAACTGGTAGGCCCGCTGGGGAGCTGTAGGTTCAGGGAGCTGTTCTGCGCGTTTGCTTGGGCGCAGAGACACAGCGCTAGAAGAGCAAGGCGCTTCATGACCTACCTTTAGAAAAGCGTGAGCAAATGCGAGAAGCCACCATAGCCCCCTTGGTATCGTCGCCTCGCAGCTTAGAACGTGAACAAACAAACTCAGCCCGGTCAGCGTCGTCCTTCAATTTGTATACGTCAAACTTAACTTGCTCTAAATACTCGAGGC